ACAGTAAAGCGGCTGGTCGTTGGAATACAAACAAAGGTGGTGAATACTTTGCTATCGGTGTGGGCGGTGCGGTTACAGGTAAAGGTGCTGACCTTTTAGTGATTGATGATCCACACTCAGAACAAGAAGGTGCTAGCGCGGATATAAACGTATTCAATCGCACCTACGAATGGTACACATCAGGTCCAAGACAGCGTTTACAACCAAACGGTTCGATTGTTATGGTTATGACCAGATGGCACAATAAAGACTTAACAGGTCAAGTTGTTGATGCTAGCATTAAAAGAGGTGGTGCAGATCAGTGGGAAGTTATTGAGTTGCCCGCTATATTACCTTCAGGCAATCCTTTATGGTCACAGTTCTGGAGTATGGAAGAGTTATTGGCACTAAAGGCTGAACTGCCAAACGGTAAATGGATGGCACAGTATCAGCAAGACCCCACTTCTGAAGAAGGTGCTTTAGTAAAACGAGAATGGTGGAAAACATGGGAAGGTAGAAACCCACCTCAATGTGAGTTCATAATCCAATCTTGGGATACGGCTTTTATGAAAACACAAAGGGCTGACTTCTCTGCTTGCACAACATGGGGTGTCTTTTACACAGACGATAACAGTGAAGGCACTTTTAAACCTAATCTAATACTACTGGATGCTTACAAAGAAAGACTGGAGTTTCCAGAATTAAAATTAAAAGCTATGGATAAGTTTAGGGAATACAATCCCGATGCATTTATTGTAGAAGCAAAAGCAGCAGGTATGCCTTTGATATTTGAACTAAGGGCTATGGGAATACCTGTTCAAGAATACACACCCAGCAGAGGTAACGATAAAATATCTAGGGTTAATGCCGTATCTGATTTATTTCATTCAGGTGTTGTTTGGGCTCCAGAAACCAGATGGGCAGAAGAAGTTATCGAAGAATTTGCTGGCTTTCCTAACATGGAACACGATGATTTAGTTGATAGCAGTACGCAAGCTTTACTCAGATACAGACAAGGTGGCTTTATTTCTTTAACAAGTGATGAAGAAGATGAACCTTTCGTACAGAATCGTATAGCTAATTATTATTAAAATAATAAACTTTCTAAAAAGGATTAGACATGACAAAAATGACAGAAGCAGCTACAAAGAAGATGATTAAAGAATTAAAAATGGCTTCTCGTTTACATGCAGGTCAAGCCGCTAAATTAGAAAAATCTTTACAAAAACCTAAAGCTAAAAAGAAATAATGTTTTTTTTAGTAATAAACATACTAAATCAAAGGATTTGACTTGGCTATTGAAAGACAACCTGCTACTCCTATTGAGGGAACAGTAGAACAAGAACCAGAGAATCTAGAAATTCTCATAGAAAATCCAGATTCTGTAGCCATCGAAACCGATGATGGTGGGATGATTATTGACTTTAAACCTGATTCACCAGAAAAAGGTGAGGCTGAGTTTAATTCTAATCTAACTGATTTCATTGATGATAACGAATTAAATTCACTTGGCAGTAAACTAACATCAGATTATATGGGTGATAGAGATTCCCGACAAGAATGGGAAGAAACCTATATGAAGGGCTTGGATCAACTAGGCTTGAAGATAGAAGAAAGAACAACACCTTGGTCTGGAGCTTGTGGTGTATTTCATCCCATGTTAAGTGAGGCAGTAATACGATTCCAATCACAATCTATAACTGAAATGTTTCCAGCTCAAGGACCAGTCAGAACAAAGATTGTTGGCAAAATTACAGAAGAAAAAGAAAAACAATCACAAAGAGTAGAAGATTACTTAAACTATTTACTGACATATGAAATGTCAGAGTACAGAACAGAAACAGAAAAGATGTTGTTTTCTTTGCCTTTGGCTGGGTCAGCATTTAGAAAGGTTTATTATGATTCTAATATGGGCAGACCTTGCTCTATATTTGTTCCAGCAGAAGATGTGGTTGTTAACTATGGAGCAAGTGACTTAATAACTTGTGAAAGAATAACGCATGTCATGCGTAAATCAAGCAATGACATACGCAAAATGCAGGTCAGTGGTTTTTATAGAGATGTAGAACTACCAGAACCAGACTCTAATACCTCGCAAATAAATAAAAAATACGATGAAATCACAGGCGAGTCGAGCACCTATAACTATGATGATAGGCACACTCTTCTTGAGATGCATGTTGATCTTGACCTTATGGGATTTGAAGATACCAATGCACAGGGAGTTCAAACAGGTATAGCTTTACCTTACGTTGTTACTCTTGATTATCCTAGTGGCTCTATACTTAGTATCCGTAGAAACTGGTACGAAGATGATATGCAGAAAAACAGAAGGATGCATTTCGTACATTATCAATATCTACCCGGATTAGGATTTTATGGATTCGGTTTGATACATATGGTCGGGGGATTAGCTAAATCAGCTACATCTATATTACGACAGTTAGTAGATGCAGGTACTTTATCTAATCTACCGGGCGGTTTGAAAGCCAGAGGTCTTAGAATTAAAGGTGATGATACACCAATTATGCCGGGTGAATTTAGAGATGTAGATGTGCCCGGTGGTGCGATACGAGACAATATAACCTTTTTACCGTACAAAGAACCATCAGGTACGCTGTTTACATTACTGCAAAACATAGTAGAAGAAGGTAGGCGTTTTGCTAGCATTTCGGATATGAAAGTATCTGATATGAATAATCAAGCACCTGTTGGCACTACATTAGCCTTACTAGAAAGAAACCAAAAAGTAATGAGTGCTGTGCAAGCTAGGCTTCACGCCTCTATGAGAAAAGAATTTGATATATTGGTAAACATCATCAAAGACTTTACTGAGCCTTCATACCCATACGAAATGGATGAAAATGAGTTTATTAAAGTTGAAGATTTTGATAGAAGAATAGATGTATTACCAGTATCTGATCCAAATGCAGCTACAATGTCTCAAAGAATCATGCAGTATCAAGCTGCTATGCAACTAGCTCAACAATCACCTCAGATGTATAACTTGCCTGAGTTACATAGGCAAATGCTTGAAGTGCTAGGTATAAGAAACGTAGAAGATATTGTTCCTGACAAAGATGATATTAAACCTGTTGATCCAGCTACTGCGGTACAGAATTTAATTAATGGTGTGCCTGTTAAGGCATTTTCATATCAAGACCATGAAGCTCATATTGCTACAGTGGTAGCTGCGCAACAAAATCCAGAAATATTGCAAATGGTAGAAGCATCACCTACTGCTCAATCAATACTGGCATCAGCATCTGCTTACATTAATGAGCATTTAACGATGCAGTTTAGAAAAGAAATAGAAAGAGAGATGGGTTCAGAGTTGCCACCTGAAGGTGAGCCTTTACCAGCAGATGTTGAAAAACGTCTATCAACCTTAGTAGCAGAAGCTGCAAGAAGGGTTACAGCAACCTCTCAAGCACAAGCAGAACAAGAACGTATAGCACAGCAACAACAAGACCCATTGATACAAATGAAAGAAAGAGAAGTGGCTATCAAAGAAGCTGAGGTTCAGCGCAAGATTCAAGAGGGTCAACAAAGATTACAACTTGATGCTGTGAAATCTAAGAACAGAGATTTGATTGAAAAAGAAAGAATACAATCTCAAGAGGACATGGCAGCAGCTAGCATAGGACAGCGAGTTGCTAGCGATTTGCTAGAGAATCAGCAAATAGAGAACGAATCTGCAAGAAAAGAATACTTAAAAGGACTTGACATAGGAATAGAAATAGCGAAAGATAGCAATAAGAATGAATAATAATATCGCAGAGCAAGCAGAAAAAATGGAGAGAGCATCTCTTTCTAAGTTTTTGAAAAATCGTTTGCGAATGATTATGAATCAACATGCCGATCATATTTCTACAGGTGCTTGTAAGGATTACAGCGACTATCAGAAAATGGCTGGGATAATAGAAGGTTTGGCTTTAGCTGAACGTGAATTATTAGATTGGGTGGAAAAAAACATCCAAGAATAGGGAACTCGACTCCTAAAGGTCGTGCAATATGAGCAAAGAAGATTTAAAAAATATTCCAGAGCCAGATAGTGTTGAAAAACCTGTGGTAAGTGATGATGTTAAAAGTCAACTACCAGAACCTAAAGGTTGGAAAATACTTGTAGCCATGCCACAAGCAGATGAAAAAACAAAAGGTGGTATAGTCAAGGCTTCACAAACAATTAGAGATGAAGAAATATCTAATATTTGTGGATATGTTTTAAAAATGGGCAAAGAATGTTATCAAGAGAAAAACAGATTTCCAACTGGTCCTTGGTGCAAAATTGGAGATTGGGTTATTTTTCGTGCTTATTCTGGCACTCGTATAAAAATGTATGGACAAGAGTTTCGTTTAATTAACGATGATACTGTGGAAGCAGTTGTTGATGATCCTACAGGAGTGGTAAGGGCATGAGTGAAACAGAAATTATAAATGAAGAACCCATTGAAACTGGACCTTCTGCATCTAATGAAGATAAATTTTTTGGTGTGACTACAGAAATAAATACTAATCCATCAGATAAATTAGAAGTAGAAATAATAGACGATGTTCCAGAAGAAGATCGTAAACCTAAAAAGTCAAAAACTGCTGAATCCAATGTAAACAACGATGATGTTGACAGTGAAATAGCTAATTATAGCCAGAGAGCTGCAGATCGTATTAATCAAGTTAAATACGAATATCATGAACAACGTAGAGAAGCAGAATCACAACAAAGGTTAGCAAAAGAAGCAGCCACAAGATTACAGACTGTAATGCAAGAAAATCAGCGATTACAGCAAATGGTAGAACAAGGCGGTGAAGCCCTTAACAAAACAGCATATAACAATGCTTTATGGGCTAAACAAAGCGCTACACAACAATATAAAAAAGCTTATGAAGAAGGCGATGCTGATGGTATGGCAAAGGCTCAAGAGCTTCTTTCAAAAGCAACTCTGGCAGAACAACAAGCTGGACAGACTGCACAACAAGTGCAAAGTCAAATTGCAGCTAATCTACCAGAAGTAGAACAACAACCAGAACAAGCCCCGCAAAGACAGCTTGATCCAGATATGGAAAAGTGGGCAAACAGTAATCCTTGGTTTATGGGACAAGAGCCATTTCAAAGAGAGATGACATCTTATGCTTTAACTATGGATCAAAGACTTCGCAATAGAGGCATACTTCCTGAAACCAAATCAGACGAGTATTATGCTGAAGTTGACAAAGCAATGAGAAACGAATTTCCAAGCTTTTTTGGTGTGCAAGCTACCAATGATTCAGAAATGGTCATTGAAAAAGAAACACCTAAACGACAACCTCAAACGGTTGTTGCATCCGCAACGAGGGATAGCGGAAACAAAAAACCCACGCAAATACGACTGACGAAAACTCAAGTTGCCTTAGCTCGGCAACTAGGGATAACGCCAGAGCAATACGCAAATCAATTATTGAAGGAGACATGATGTCAGAGCAAGATAACACTGTTCAAAAGACAGGAGGCTCTAATCAGAAGTCTCAAAAACAAGAGCGTAGCCCAAGGGCTTTAGACAGCAGACAAGCTGCTCAACGAGTACAAAGTTGGGAAAATCCCACAAATCTACCAGACCCTGCACCACAGGAAGGATGGGTATTTAGATGGATCAGAACTGCCACTTTAGGTAATACTGATAACACTAATGTATCAAGAAGATTTAGGGAAGGATGGGAAGCAAGTAGATTAGAAGATCATCCTGAACTGCAAAATCAAATGATGGACCATAATTCTGACTGGGCAAAGAAAGGTAATATTGAAATTGGTGGGCAATTATTATGTAAAATGCCACAAGAAATTGCGGAAGCAAGGAACGATCATTTTAATAATATTGCAAAAACACAGATGGAATCAGTAGATAACATCTATTTTAAAGATAATGATCCTCGTATGCCTAAAGGTGTATTTGAAAGAAAAACGAGGACATCCTTTGGTAAAGACTCATAAAGTCTTAACATAAACTAATTATGTCGATAGTATCGACAGGAGACAATCATGGCTTCAAGTGCAACTCCTCACGGAGCATCACCTACAGGGTCATTAGTGTCTTGCGCATACAATGCTAAGGTTACGCACTACAAAATTAAAAACGCTTTTGGAACATCAATTTTCTATGGTGATTTTGTAAAGTTTGGTGACGATAACCCAAATACAACTATTCAAAAGGATACAGGTACTACTTCTGCTACTCCTATAGGTGTATTTCTTGGATGTGCTTACACTGATCCAACAACGAAACAATTTACAACCAATAATTTCTTCCCAGCATCAACTGCTGCAGATGACATAGTAGCTTATGTCGCTTCTGACCCATTCTTGATTATGCAAATGCAATCAGACGAAGCTCTTACCCAAGATGATCTTGGTAAGAATGTCGCTATAGTGCAAACTGCAGGATCAACAGCTTTTGGTCGTAGCAAAAACGCAGTAGATGGAAGTACAGCAGCAACTACTAATACACTACCTTTAAAGATTATTGACTTTGTTGATGGTCCAGATAGTGCAGTAGGTGATAGCTTTACTGACGTACTGGTAATGTTTAACGTAGGACATCAGTTGTTGAATACAACTGGTATCGGTTAAGGGGAATAAATTATGGCAGCTATATCGAGAGCGCAAGAGCTCAAACAGCTTCTCCCCGGACTTAATGCTCTGTTTGGAGATGAATATACAAACTACGAAAATCAACACGAAGAAATCTATGTAACTGAAAATTCTGAAAGATCATTTGAAGAAGAATTGAAGTTGTCTGGATTTGGTGCAGCACCTGTTAAAGATGAAGGAGCAGCTATCAGTTATGATGTTGCACAAGAATCTTTTGTGGCTCGCTACACGCACGAAACAATCGCTATGGGCTTTAGTATTACAGAAGAAGCTATGGAAGATAATTTATATGTAAGTCTTTCTGCTCGTTATACTAAGGCACTTGCTCGTGCAATGGCATACACAAAACAGGTTAAAGCAGTTAACCTACTTAACAATGGTTTCACTAACAGTTTCCAATCAGGTGATGGTGTGAATTTATTCACAGCTTCAGGTGATGGAGTCACTGGTGGTGATGGACACCCTCTTGTAAGTGGTGGTAAGAACTCTAACCGACCAGTAACAGGCGCTGATTTGAACGAAACATCACTAGAAGATGCAATCATTCAAATTGGTAAATTTACTGACGAAAGAGGTCTTAAAATTGCAGCACGACCTAAAAAGTTAATAGTCCCTTCTGATCTTCAGTTTGTTGCAACACGATTGTTACAAAGTGATTTCAGAACTGGAACGGCTGATAACGATGTCAATGCTATCAAAACAAATGGTGTAATTCCTGAAGGTTTTGTAGTCAATAACTATTTGACTGACACAAATGCTTTTTTCATTACAACAGATGTGCCTGATGGCTTGAAACACTTCGTTAGAAGTCCTATGACTACATCTATGGATGGTGACTTTGACACTGGTAACGTGAGATATAAAAGTAGAGAAAGATACAGTTTTGGTGTATCTGACCCACTTGGTATTTTCGGTTCACCGGGTAGTTCGTAAGAACATAAGGGAGGCTCTTAACAGGGTCTCCCTTTTTTTATATCTAGGAATATTTAATTGCTCTATCAACTGACCTAGCAGACATTTGCCAAGATGATAGAGTTTTTCTTTTAGGAGAAAATTATGGCTAATACTTCTTTTAATGGACCAGTAAGGTCTGAAGGTGGTTTCAAGACCATCGACAAAAATTCAACAACAGGTGCAACTACCGATGGTTTAGTAATAAACTCTGATGGTAATATTTTTACAGATGATGGTGGACATATACAATATGTTGCAGCTACTGGTTTTGGACCAGCAGATTTAATAGTAGGAAAAGGCGGTAGTCAATACGGCACTGTTGATCCATATTCTGAAAGTGCAACTCAGTTGTTTCCATTAGGCGCTACGCTTATTTATGGTAACAATGTTTATCGTTACGTTGAAATTGGCGGCTCAGCAGTTACTGCTGGTAAACTTTTACAACATAAAGCTATTGTTTCCGATCACGCTAATATGACTGCGACAGCAGCAGTAGCAGCAGGTGAAACTGCAATATCTGTAGAAACTGGTGGAACTGACTTAACACTTAACCAATATGCTGAAGGCTACCTTTGGGTAAACGATGTAAACGGTGAAGGTCAAATGCTTAGAGTAAAATCTAATCCAGCACATGACCATTCAACCGACCCTTCAGTAGTTATTACTGTTTATGATGATCTTAAAACAGCTTTAACAACAAGCTCACAGCTATCTCTTATAGAGAACCCAAACACTAACCTTATTGTTGCACCAGCAACAGAAACAGGTGCGTTAATGGGAGCCACTGTAATTGACATGACTGCTGACTATTATGGTTGGGCAGTTATTAAAGGACCAGCAGCACTTCTAACAGTAGGTACTTTGGTTGTAGGTAATGCAGCAGTTCGCTCTGGCGGTACAGCAGGTGGCGTTGCTCCAGCAACAGACAATGTATTACAAGAAGTTGGTGATGTAATGGCTGTATCTGCGAATACAGAATACTCACTAATTAACATTAACATAGGTTAGGAGTAAGCAATGGCTGATGCAGTAACTTCACAAACTATTCAAGATGGACCAAGAAACGCTATTATGAAGTTTACCAACGTCAGTGATGGTAGTGGTGAATCTGCGGTTGCTAAGGTGGATGTTTCTGCCTTAGCAGCTAATGCAGAAGGCATTGCCTGTTCTGAAGTTCGTGTTATGAGAGTAAGTCATGCTATTGTAGGCATGTCTGTTCAATTATTTTTTAATGCTTCTACCAATGTTTTACTTATGGAATTAGCTGAAAGTAGTAATGGACACATGGATTTTAAAGACTTTAGTGGTATTCCAAATAATGCAGGTAGTGGGAAAAATGGAGACATTCTTTTTACTACAAAAGGTCACTCTTCAGGAGATACTTATTCCATCATATTAGAGATGATTAAGGTTTATTCTGACTAACAGGAGAAGAACATGACAAAAAATAAATATGTCATTTCAGAAACTGGTGAATTTCCTCCGCAATATAAAGTTCTCAAATTGGGGGACAACGGTGTTTATACGCCTGTGTTTGGACCTGATCCAGATTTATCTGATGCAGAACGAAAATGCGCAGAAATGAATAGTGAAACATCTAAGAAAGATAATGTTAAAGATTCCTTTACTTCCAATGCAAAAAAAGATGATGTGGGTGGTAAAACACCCACTGATTCTAAAAAAGCAAAAGTAAAGAAAAAAACAGTATCTAAGAAAAAAGTAACTAAAAAATCTTCTAAGAAGAAAGTTGCTAAAAAATAATTTATAGGAAATAAAATCATGGCAGGAACAAAGAAAACTAAAGGTATGGCTGGCGGCGGTATGGCTATGAAAAAAACTAAAGGTATGGCTGGCGGTGGCATGTCTATGAAAAAGACAAAAGGCATGGCAGGTGGTGGTAAATCCACTAAGTACATGGCGGGCGGTGGCAAGTCAACAAAGTATATGGCTGGCGGTGGAGCTATGAAAAAAACCAAAGGTATGTCTCGTGGTGGAAGAGTTATGGGTGGTGGAGCTACTGAAACAGGTAGAGAAGCTAAAGTACAAACCTATAACGAATATGTGAGAAATATGTTTGGTGGTGGAATGACCAATCCAAAAGGTCGTCAAGATAAAAGATCGTAAGCCAAAATAATATTTGGTAAGTAATCTTATGACCAAAAGGAAAAGAGATAACCCTATACCTAAAACCACAAAAGGTAAGGGAGCTAATTATCGCTCTACCAAGTCTGGTGCTGGTATGACTAAGAAAGGAGTTGCTGAATATAGAAAAGCAAATCCGGGTTCTAAGTTGCAAACAGCAGTTACAGGCAAAGTTAAAAAAGGTAGTAAAGCAGCCAAGCGCAGGAAATCTTTCTGCGCTAGGTCTCTAGGTCAATTAAAAAAGAGTTCTGCTGAAACTAGAAATGATCCAAATTCTAGAATTAGACAAGCTCGTAGAAGATGGAAGTGCTAGAAGTGAGTAGAGCTAAAAAATCAAAAGTAAATGAGGCTGGTAATTACACTAAACCTACTATGCGTAAAAATTTATTTAATAAAATAAAATCCAGTAGTAAAGGTGGAAAGCCCGGTCAATGGTCAGCTAGAAAAGCTCAAATGCTTGCAAAGCAGTACAAAGCAAAAGGGGGTGGATACAAAAACTAATGTATCCTGTTTACAATAAATTTTATTATAAACCCCTACCAGATTGTATAGAGGTTAAAAAAAGCTCAATAGAAGGTTTTGGTTTGTTTGCAGTTAAAGATATAGATAAAGAATTTGATCTTGGTATGTCTCACATAAAAGTACCAATTATATGTGGATATATTAGGACATCAATAGGCGGTTTTTTAAATCATTCTAAAAATGCAAATTGTGAATTGTCTTTGGAATTAGATTGGGATGATTATAAAACATTTAATGTTTTCACAACAAAAAAAATTAAAGCGGGAGAGGAGCTTACTTTAAATTATCATATAGATAATTTAGGTTATGCCGATTAATTATGTCGTACTTGATAAGTAATATACCTCAGTTTAAATGCTGGGTAAGAAAAGAGTTTACTTGTAATCATCAAAGGTATCATGGAGAATTTATTCATGCTTTAGCAATCGCAGTAAATACTATTCCTGATAGATCGTTAAGTTTTCAGGTAGTGTTTACAGGTTGTGAGATAGATAGTAATGAAGAGTTAGAGAATGTGCATGGAGGTGCTATGTGGGCAAGGATGCCAATACAAGCATTAGTGGCAGACATACCAGTAGAGGAATGGGCGCTACCAATGGAAGATCACTTAGCTCAACCTTGGGATGCTGAAGCAAGAGACCACTCTGTAATTGTAATGGATAGAGTAAGTTCTAGTCCTTGGCTATGTAAAATTGGTAATGAATTTTATCAAGGAAAATATTTATTTACTGTAGACTATACTAATAACTCTATTGCAGATGATCCAGCACAACACAAACAATCTCATGTTTTATATATAACGGAAGAGTGTCCTTGGAAGGGCAATATTATAGCATTACCAAATAATAGGGTAAGGGCTACCAGTCCTGCTTTATGGAGAACTGGAGAGGGAGCACCAGATTTTGCGCCATCTCAACACATACATTCAGCAGAGGCACATGAAAGCTATCTAGACCCTTTAATAACTTTTAACAATCTTTACAGTGAAGGTTTTGGAGATGAAGAAGAATAGAGACCCAAAAGTAGGCACTGGAAAAAAACCAAAAGGTAGTGATAGAAGGCTTTACACAGATGAAAATCCAAAAGATACTGTAGGAATTAAATATGCTACACCAGCAGATGCAAGAGCTACTGTAGCTAAAGTAAAAAAAATTAATAAACCTTACGCTAGAAAAATACAAATATTAACAGTTTTAGAACAAAGAGCTAAAGTTCAAGGTAAAAAACAACAAGCATCTATAGCAAAGAAAGGTAAAGAAGCTATCAGAAAGAAAGAGGGTAAATAATGCCATTAAGAAAATCACAACGATCTTTAAAAGATTGGGGAAAACAAAAATGGCGCACTAAGTCTGGAAAGAAATCCAGCAAAACAGGGGAACGCTATTTACCTAGTAAAGCTATAGAGTCTTTAAGTGATGCTGAGTATGCAGCTACAACAAAGGCTAAAAGAAAAGGCACAGCTAAAGGTAAACAGTTTGTCAAACAGCCAAAAAAGATAGCTAAAAAAACAGCAAGGTTTAGATAGAATGGTTATGTCTAGAGCACTTATGAAGAACCAAATTTCTAAAGCTCGATCTAGTAAGAAGAATAAGACTTTAAAAAAGAAAATTGCAAAAAAAAAGTCAAAAATAAAGATACCTTTAAAAATCAAAAGGATTAGAAAATAAAAAATGGCTACTAGCGGGACAACAACATTTAACTTAGACATAGGAGATATTCTTGAAGAAGCCTATGATCTTTGTGGTATGGAGATGCGTTCTGGATATGATTTCAGAAGTGCTAAAAGAGCTTTAAATTTAGTTTTTTTAGAATGGCAAAACAAAGGTTTAAATCTTTGGTCAATAGAACAGAACTCGCAAACATTAACTGCTGGCACTAGTAGTTATGCATTGCCTAGTTCTGCACTAGACATAGTAGATGCATTTATAAGAACAGATTCTGGTGATGTTAATAAACAATTTGACCAAAGACTTAGAAGAATATCTAGAACAGAATACAATCATCAAGCAACAAAGTTAAATCAATCAAAACCTACACAGTTCTTTGTTGATAAGAATGTGGGAACATCTAATATAGTATTATGGTCTACACCTGATAGTAGAAATACATACACTCTAGTTTATGATTATGTAAATAGGGTTGAAGATGCTGGTGATCCAGCCTCAAATAATGCTGATATTCCTACTAGATATTTACCATGTTTAACATATGCTTTAGCTTATAACATATGCACAAAAAACGATGAAGCTATAGCAAGAGCACCAATATTGAAACAAAGATACGATCAACTTTGGAATGAGGTTAGTGAAGCTGATAGAGAAAGAGCACCAGTAAGATTTGTGCCTGATTTAGTACAAGGTCGATATTAATATGTCCTATGCAAGAGCTTCTAAAGCATTAGGAGAATGTGATAGATGTGGTTTTACTTTTAAGCTAAATGATCTGCGATATGAAGTTACAGATAAAATTCGTAATGGTTTGAGAGTTTGTAGTGATTGTTTTGACGAAGATCATCCTCAGCTACGCATAGGTGATGTTGATGCATCTGATGTCCAATCTCTTTTTGATCCTAGAGTTGATAGCGGTGAGAAAGATTCAACAAGCTATTTTTCTTTTAATCCCATTGGTGGAGGCTCAAGTATATTTGGGTCAAGCACTATGGGTCTTAAGATGACAGGTGATGTCGGTAAATTAACAGTGAGCACAGAATGAGTTGGACATTTACAACATTAAAATCAGCTATACAAGATTATACTGAGAATACAGAAACATCATTTGTAAGTAATCTTACAAATATTATAGTGCAAGCAGAAAACAGAATTATTAAATCAGTTGAGCTACCTAATTTTAGAAAAAATGTTACTGCGTCTTTAACAACAAGTAATTCTTATTTAGCTACACCAAGCGATTATTTATATCCATATTCTTTAGCGGTGATTGATAGTGACAGTAACTATAATTATCTTTTAAATAAAGATGTAAATTTTATTAGAGAAGCTTTTCCAGCAGAGGCTACAACTGGTGTTCCTAAATATTATGGTCAATTTAATGATGATTTTTTTATAGTAGCTCCAACGCCTAGCTCTACATTTACAGTAGAACTACATTATTTTTATATACCACAGTCAATAACAGCATCATCTGATGGCACTTCTTGGCTTGGAACTAATGCCTCTGAAGTATTGCTTTATGCTAGCTTAGTAGAAGCGTATACTTTTATGAAGGGAGAAGCAGATATATTATCTGATTACGATAAAAGATTTAAAGAAGCTCTTGGTAAATTAACCCTAGAGTCAGATAGCTATAATAGAAAAGATGCGTACAGGAGTGGTCAAAGAAGAATCAATGCTTAGTCAGCTTTCCATAGAAGAACTAGAAGGCAAGGATGTTGCAGTAGTTGCTATGGGTCAAAGTCAGATAGATTTTCATTTATCTCAGACTCACAGTATATGGTTTGATGAAGTTTGGGCAATAAATGCAATGATAGGTGTTTTACCTAATATAAGCAGAGCTTTTATTCTTGACCCAATGAGTCGTTTCTTAGATACAGAAGATGCTGGTAGCATGACAGGAATGATGCGGGCTAAATTGCCTGAAGTTAATTTCCCAATATACACATGCGAATTAGACCAAAGAGTGCCTTCTGCAATAGAATATCCTTTAGATAAAATAGTGTCCTCTTTAGGATGTTCTTATTTTAACAATACAGTTGCTTATGCTATAGCATTTGCTTTGTGGGCAAAAGTTGGAAAGCTTTCTATATTTGGTGTTGATTTTACTTATAGAACAAATATGCATTTTGCAGAAGCTGGAAGAGGATGTGTTGAGTTCTGGATTTCTAAATGCATAGATGCAGGAATAAAAATAGCTATTGCTCCTAGATCATCATTAATAGATACTGATATAGATATAAAAGAAAAACTATATGGTTATCATAGACTTGATGATCCTAAGATTACTTATCAAGATAAAGATGGAACAATTAAAGTATGTAACTGGTCAGAAGTAGAAAAAGAAGAAAAACAAAAACCAGTTGGTATAATAAATAGAAGAGATTTAACACCAGTAGAGCCAGATAAATACTAATGCAAACAGATAAATTTCAAATATCAATAGGTGACGTAGGAGTACAAACTACTCAAAACAGAGGTCACAGTGTTGAAGAAATAGCAGAAATGGCTACAAAAAAATTAATCTCTGTAAGCGATGGAGCTGATCCTATGGTTAAAGCTCAAGCATATGCATTTAGAGATAAATGTAAAATGATAATTGCTTACTATGTAAAAGAAGGTATTAAAAATCATCTTTGCACAGTATGTAATGAATTAGAAAAACAAGGTCATAAAGAACTAGCAAATATAATAAGGAGGCTGTAATGGCTATAACTCAAGCTATGTGTACCAGCTTTAAAAAAGAGCTTTTAGAAGGAGTACACAACTTTAAAAACTCTGGAGGCAATACATTTAGATTGGCGCTATATACTAGCTCTGCTACCATGTCTGCCGCTACAACAGCGTACACAACAACCAATGAAGCAAGTGGTACAAATTATACTGCAAAAGGTAACTCGTTAACTCGCGTTGATCCATCGACATCTGGAACAACTGCATTAACTGATTTTGCAGACCTAACTTTCGGGACAGCTACAGTAACAGCAAGGGGTTGCATGATTTATAATGATTCAGCATCGGGTGACCCATCAGTCGCTGTATTTGATTTCGGTGGTGATAAAACATCAACTGCTGGTTCATTTACAATTACATTCCCAACTGCTGATGCATCAAACGCTGTTATAAGAATAGCATAGGAATTTAAGTGTCAGTCGGATGGGGTCGCAGTACATGGGGTGATGGTCCTTTTGGTTTAACCGCAGTATCAGTTGCTGTTACAGGTGTATCTAGCACAACATCATTAGGTAACGAATCAAGTGTAACTGGTGATGCCAATGTAGTAGAAACAGGTGTAGTAGGAACATCTGCAGTAAATTCTTTACTTGCTTCTGGTATAGCAATAACAGGAGTATCAGGAACTGCATCAACAATAGGACTGGGTGATGAAACAGTTTCTTGCGATGCAAATACTGCTTGTACTGGAATTGTAGGAACTAGTGGTTTAGGCACGTTAGGTTTAGTTACTAACAACATTTTATCAATAACTGGTTTAGTAGGTACATCTGCTTTAGGTTCAGAAACAGTAACAGCAGATTCAAATACATCTTTAACAGGTATTTTAGGAACTGGTGCAACATCAAATTTATTTATATGGGGCGATGTCGTTCCGGGTCAAACAACAAGCTATTCTGAAGTGTCTCCTAGCCAAACAGCTAATTGGGAAGATGTTGCAGCATAATGAAATAATTTAAAACAGGAAATATTATGGCAAGTACATACGTCAATGACTTACGACTCAATGAAATGGCTACAGGTGACGAGTCAGGAAATTGGGGAAATATTACAAATACAAACTTAGAATTGGTTGCTGAAGCTCTTAGTTTCGGAACCGAAGCTATTACAACCAATGCCGATACGCACACCACTACTGTAGCCGATGGTGCAACTGATCCCGGTCGCGCTATTTTTATAAAATACACTGGCACATTAGATTCAGCTTGTACGATTACCATAGCGCCAAACACCATTAGTAGATTGCATTTTATTGAAAATGGAACAAGTGGCTCTCAAAATATTATTATTTCTCAAGGAAGTGGAGCAAATGTAACCATACCTGCGGGCGATGTAAAAGTAGTTTATCTAGACGGTGCTGGTAGTGGCGCTGCTGTAGTGGATGCGTTTGCCAGCCTTAGTGTTGTCGATCTTAAAGTACAAGATGATTTGACCTTCTTAGATAATGGTAAGGCTATCTTTGGTGCTGGCTCAGACTTGCAGATTTTCCATGATGGCAGTGACAGTTATATACAAGATAGTGGCACAGGATTATTATTTATAAGAGGAAGTTCAGGAGTAAGAATACAAGGTGCTAACGGCGAAGCTATGGTACACGCTTCTGAAAATGGTGCAGTAGACTTATATCACGACAACGCACTCAAATTATCCACAACTTCTTCAGGTATAGACGTAACAGGTACAGTAACTTCTAGTGGTGTTGTAACAGCCAACGCTGGTGTAGTAATTGACAATATAACAATTGATGGCACAGAAATAGATTTATCAAGCGGTGATCTCACTCTTGATGTAGCTGGCAATATTATTCTTGATGCGGATGGTGCTGACATACTACTTAAAGACGCTGGTACTACTTTTGGTGAACTTACGAACTCATCAACAGATTTTGTAATCAAATCAAGTGTATCTGATAAAGATATGTTGTTTAAAGGCAACGATGGTGGTTCAGCCATCACAGCTCTCACCCTTGATATGTCAGCAAGTGGTGCAGCAACTTTCAATAGCCAAGTTACTATAGGAGGTAATTTAGTACACGCGGGTAATTTAACAATAGACGCTGCTGGAGATATTACTCTTGATGGTGATGGTGCAGATATTAAATTCTCAGACGGTGGAACTGAATTTGGTCGTTTTTCCAGTACTTCTTCAAACCTCAACATTTTTTCACCTGTATCTGATAAAGATATTGTATTTAAAGGCAACGATGGTGGTGCAACAATCACAGCGCTTACTTTAGATATGTCAGCAGCAGGAGCGGCTACGTTCAACGACAAGATTACTGCGGTCGGAACTTCAGTCTTTACAAACTTAGATATTTCTGGGGATATAGACGTTGACGGTACGACAAACTTAGACGTTGTAGACATTGACGGTGCTTTGACTCAAGACGGTGGTGCTGTATTTAATGAAGCT